TAATTCTTCATCTCCATGATTTTTCTTCATTTCCAAGAAATCTTCAATATCTGCATGCCATGGTTCTATATAAATAGCAAATGATCCATTTCTTTTTCCAGATTGATTCACATACCTTGCTGTGCTATTAAATACTCGCAACATAGGAACAATTCCATCCGTTTTTCCATTTGTTCCATTAATATATGAATCTTTAGCTCGGATATTATGAATATGTAATCCTATTCCTCCTGCCCATTTGGAAATTCTAGCACAATCCGCTAATGTATTGTATATTCCATCTAAACTATCTTCTTCCATACCAATTAAATAACAACTGGATAATTGTGGTCTTGGAGTTCCTGCATTAAAGATAGTAGGAGTTGCATGAGTAAAATACTTTAACGACATTAAATCATAGGTTTCTTTCACTAATTCTAAACTATTCGGATTATTCAAATCGCCGTGTATTCCAATAGCAACTCTCATCCACATATGTTGAATTCTCTCTACAATTGTATTTCCTATTTTAAATAAATAAGATCTTTCTAATGTTTTAAAACCAAAGAAATCAATTAAATAATCTCTATTGTAATCAATCATTGCATTAATTTCTTCAGTATAAAATACAGTATACATATACATTGTTTTCGATACAATCGGTTTATGATTATTATGTAAATCTTTGAAATGATAAAGTTGAGAGACTACTTCAGTAAAAATAGAATTTGTATTTTTTTGATGGTTAGAAATTACAATCCTTGCAGCTAATACGCCATAATCACAATTATGTGTTAGTAAAGAAGCACATTGTTCTGAAGCTAATTCATCAATTTTAGTTGTTTCAATTCTATCATATAATTGATCAATTACTTTCATTGCCAAGGAAGAATAATTAATTTGAATATTTACTTCATTACCAAGTTTTTTAATTCTATTCAATATTTTATCAAAGGAAACATCCTCTAAATCTCCGTTTCTTTTTGTTACTCTCATTTCGTTGTTATTTTCCATTAGTAGTATATAAGATGTTAGTTTTAAACTGATTATTTTATAATAAACTTATGTATTTTTATCAAATATATCAATAATTCGAAATATATCAAATATATTAAATATCTATATTAAATATATATGAAAAAAAATATCTTATCCTTTGTTATTGTATTCGTTCTTATAATAGCAATAGTAATATTTAATATTTATACTAAACCTACTCAAAAAGAAGCATACACTAATTATAATTTAGGAAGTGCTATGGGTAAATATCCTCTCTCAGAAAGCAGCGTTTTATTACAAGATAGTTATCCTCGTATTAAAAAGAATGAATTATCTAATGATACTTCTGCCAAAGTATGGTGGCATTTTCCTACTTTTCGTGTTGGTTCTTACGATCAAATCACCAATAATATAAGGTATTCTAATAATCCTGATATAGCTACATGCTCTCCAATGGATATATGTGGAGCTTTATATAAAGAGTCTCAACTAGAGAGTAATTATAGTAAAGTATTACCTCCTGTGAATGCTTTATGTGGTGTCCGTATTAATTATTATACAACTCCTTATAATTTGTTAGATTTCAAATCCGGCAATGAAAATATATTATATTAAAGTAAAAACAATTACATTTACATTTACAATGCTTCTTTTTCTTTTGTTTCATCCATAGATTCTGTTCTAATTTTTATAACTTTTGTTTCTGTAAAAAAATAACTTGCTATAGTTGGTTGAATCACTGTTTTAGTATCAGAAGAATTCTTATCCAAATTTAAAAAACAACCTTGAGGTTTATCATGATTTACTAAACTACAAGAGTTTCCATTGTCTTTTTTTATTCTTTTTTGTGGAGCACGATGAGAGAAACCAGTTATTCTCTCTTTTTCAATTATTCTCCATACTTTTTCAATTTCACCTATATTGTCTTGAAACCATTTTTTATTTCTTACTATTAAAACACAACTTAATTTTTCTAATTTCCAATAGATGATTTTAATAAAAGTCATGTTATATGTCTCTGATTGATATTCTTGTATAGTATCTTCTTCCCACTGTGTTATATTTTTATATCCTTGTATTGACAATGGTTTATACACATAGAAAGGTTTTGCTTCTTTCGTGTTAAAATATATGATTAAACCTTTTGTTTTATTATTCTTTGTGCAGCAACAATTATCTTTATTGTCAATATTATTTAAATAATGTATATCGTTATCTTGACAATAGGGAGTATCACTGTAAAAATCCAAACTATTTTCATATTCTGTGAATTTTGTTTCTAAAAAATCACATTCATCCAAATCACATACTTCCATTTGTAATTGTGTTTGAATCCAATATTCTTTTTTAGGTATTCCTGTTATTTCCCGGTTGACAATATTTTTAATTTCCAACATACGTCCATATAATTTATTTGTTTTATCCACATTTATTCCATCTGGTGATGCACCTAAAAAAGAAAAATGATCGTGTTGAATACATCCAAAATCTTCTATTTTTGTAGAAAACATTTCTTCATAGATAATGACAGACAAAGGTTCATATTTTTGACCCCAATGAAGAGTTGTATTTGTATTTACAGTTGATGTTTTATCTTGTTGTGCATTTTTCAATGGTTGACATTTTTCATATATTAGTTGATTTACAGTAGATTGACTTTCAAATGCTTTATATGCATTACTCGCTGTAATTAAATTGTGTCTGAAAATATACCATGCATCTGTTCTTTGTTCAGGTTGCGGTTTACTTCGAATATTATTTAGTTTAATGGTAATTTGATCTATTTCATTATTATTCATTTCATTTTCATTTATTTCATTATCCTTTATTTCATTATCCTTTATTTGATTATCATAAATATTATTGGTTGTATCATTATATATTTCGTGATTATTATATATTTCGTGATTATTATTTAAAGATCTTCCATTGTATATGGTTATAAAAAATATTTCTATTGCATAATCAATAATTTCCTCTAGGTCGTCATCTAATTCATCATTAAATAAAAAAAAGTCTTCTAATTGTAAAGCTAACATGTCCATTATTTCTTCTTTTATTAAATCATTAAAATCAGGTTCTGAAATAGCACATGGATTTTCTTCAATATAATTATGCATTAAATGTAAACTAGTCTCTATTAATTCTAATATATATTCTTCGGTAAAAATACAAAATTCCTCAGGAATTATTTCATCAAGACAATTTTGTAATTCTTCTAGATCATATAAATACATATATAATATAATATTTACTTTTTATATGTATATATTATAATTTAATTATCATTCGTTTTTTTAGGCAATGATTTTAAAGTAGATATTCTTTTGTCCATATTCTTTAAGGTAAAATGTTTATTTGCTTTATTATAAGTTAAAGCAGGGATTTCTTTTATAAGACCAGTATTTTTATCATATACCACGTCTTTTACTCGTTGAAGTTTTTTCCGATCTAAACAATCTTTTAAATAGTGAACCAACAATTCTTCTTCAGAATCATCCAAATGATTGTCTTTTTTATATATTTTGACAAAATCATGTATTTTTTTAGTTTTTATCGTTTTATCTAATTTACACCAAGGTTCATTTTTATTAAAGTTTTTTTCATCTTCTAAAAACTTTTCCAAATTAGACATATCATTGGAAGATTTTGTTTCATGAAAAGTATTTCCACTTAAAAGCATTGTTTTATATTTAATATTTTTTAATTCTAAACATTCTTCTTCTTTAATATCGATAGTATTCGTAACTTCCATTATATATATAATATAGAGAGATGAGTTTAACTTACTTTATTAAATAATAATTTATTATATAAAATATGGAAGAGGATGGAGAAGAGTTTTGTGTAGAAAATAAATTAAATAGAGAAGAAATGAATGAAAGGAAAGAAATGAATGAAAGGAAAATTATTTTTAATGGTATAAATAATAAATATCAAATGAAAAAACTTGTTTCTCCCAAAAATGAAATAAAACAAAGAGTTATAACTGAAAAATGGGCACTATGCGATGATTCACTTACATGGGAAAATCAAAGGTATTGTATTGGACAGATGATGGATAACGAAAAGAAGAAAGAAGAAGAGGAAAAAATTCTGGAAAAAGATTTAATTATAAAAGAAATAGAGAGAAAAATAAACAGTTATAAACAGCAAGATGTAGAGAAAAATCTCCTTGAACTAGAAAAGCTAATTGATTTTAAAACGATTGTATTAACTTTAAATGAAATAAATATGAAATGTTTTTATTGTAACTGTGAAATGTTGGTCTTGTATAAAAATGTTAGGGAACCAAAACAATGGACGGTAGATAGAATTGATAATAATAAAGGCCATAATAAGGATAATTTTATTCTCTCTTGTTTATCATGTAATTTAAAAAGAAGATGTAGAAGTAAAGAAGACTTTTTATTTACAAAACAATTAAATATTATAAAAAAAGACGATTCATTTTCTATTTTATAAAGTGATAAAATTAGTTATTTATTTATTTTTTAAAAAAGATATACATTTATGGAATGGAAATGGTCCAACAATGAACCTTACGAAAAAACAAAAAGAGTAATGAATAAAAAAGATAAAGAATACAGTTTAGAAGTGAGAGAGAAAGAAAGAGAATCTGATTTTGATTTATTAAATTCACAAGAAACATCTGCTTATTCTTCTTCTCTTCATCATGACGAGAATACATGGAGTATTTTGAACAATCAACATTTAGATATGGGATTTAGAGATAGTAACAAGAGAGAAGAAACAGATAAAAAACTCTCGGAGAGAGAATTAGTAGGTCAAATTGGTATGAATCCATTTTTACCAAGTCAAACCTATACAGAAGATGTAAATAATCATCATGAATTTTTAAAATCTCAGTATTTAAATACTAAAGAAACAGATGAAAGAAAAAAATAGATGAAAGGATAATGATTTTTCAAAAATAAGTATTTAAATAAATAAGGAACATACTATTAATTATGAATTCAGTATCCAATTTTACTAGTCAAAATGATTTATTATTAAATAATTTAATGGAATTTTACAAGGATGAAACTAATTTAAATCGTATGTTGAAAATTATTACGGGTGAATCTAAAATTTCTCTCAGAATAGTAGATTGGTTTTCAACTAATTATGCAAAGAAAAATTATACTTTATATAATATTGAAGATGTTAATGGCAATTATATTACTAGATTTAAAGTATATGTAGATTACAAATTAAAACTAAAAGCCTATTCCAAAAAACGATTTGATCCTTTTTGTAGATGGGAGAGAATTAGCATTCCTTATAAAACAGATACATGTATTGAAACTACCATTGGTCAATTGAATTTTTTTAAATGGGCATTAGAGAATAAAGTAATTAATTATATTGAAGATAATTATGATTTAATTGAAAAAGATATGAATAATAGAAATAGCACTTCTAAACGAAAGGAATTAATTTTGGATAACAAAACAAGAAAGAAGAGAGAAGAATTATCGGTATCTGCTACGAAAAGTATTAAAAAAGAAAAAGTCGAAATAGTAGTTAAATTTCATTAAATATGTTTAAATAAAATAATAATTATTTAAAAATATAACTTTTATTTAATGTATGGGAAATACACCAGTTATACAAAAAATGAGTTATGAAGATATGCAATACATTATTCAGCATAAAGATCATAATATTATTATTAATACTTTAAATGAAAACGAACAACAATGTTTAATTCCAAATACGATTAATCCTACTCAAGAAGTGGAAATCTTGAATACTTTAATAAAAAACAATAATAAAAAAATAAGAATTATTGTTTATGGACGTAATAGTAATGATGAACGAATATATACAAAGTATCATCAATTGAATTCATTAGGTTTTTATAATGTATTTATTTATGTTGGAGGAATGTTTGAATGGGTTATGTTACAGGATATATATGGAGAACAAGAGTTTCCCACTACCAAAAAAGAATTAGATATATTAAAGTTTAAACCTACTAAAATCTTGAATATACCAATGTTGGAATATTCATATTAGAGAGAATTCTTCTTTATTAAGCAACCTCCTTACTTTTACGTGTCAATAAATCTGTGAAATATATAATATTCCCACACTGTATATGAGTTGTTTGTTTAATAGTCTAAGTTACTTTATTAAGGAGGATAGTTTTGTTATAAGGCAAAAGATATGTGATTATTTGCAAAACAATAGTCCTATTATGGATGGGTTAGATACGGCATTTATTTTAAATTTGGAAAATCCAAATTATATTGCCATGATGCGTCAACCATCTACTTGGGGAGGTGCTATTGAAATACAAGCAGCATGTAATATATGGAATACAAAAATTATGGTCTCCAATATTAGAAATAGAGATGGTTCACAAATTGAATTTATTCCTATAAATAATATATATCATAATACTATTTATTTAGAATGGAGTGGAGGACATTATGAACCAATACGAAAGTAAAATTCTAATTATTATAAAAATGAAATAAAAGAAAGAAAAGAAGATAATATAACCAAAGATGAATATTTTACCACCTAATCCTCCCTCGAGTCAAGAAGAACTAAATGGAACATTTGGTTATATTCAATCAAATGCAGATAAAAAGATGTTGTCAACTGCTTATCAAGCAATAACTCAACTTGAATTATGGGACTATATAAAAAACCTGACTTCTATTTTCGAACCAGAATGCGATCTTATCTATAAAAAAATAGAAGAACTAGAATATTATGGACATTCAGGATGTTCTTTTATGTGCACATTGAATGACATGCAACTTATAGCTCTATATGGAGAAAAAGTATTCAAAGATAAATATATAAAATATGAAATAATGGCATCAGCTAATTCTCAAATTCAAGAGAGAAGACGAATTATGGATCAATTGAGATCAAATGATAATGAAACCGAGTAAAAATAAATATTAGAAATAATTATTTTCATAATTTTCTTAACTATGGAAAAAATGTTTTACACGTCTCTTCATTATTATGTTTCAAACATTCTAAATATTCTGTATGTAAAGTAGAATCTTGATTAGGGTTTATAGGTTTAAGTTCAGGTTTAGGTTCCGTTTTTTGTTGAAATATAGTATCAATAACATTTCTAGCTATTGAACTTCCTGCACCAAATGCAAAACCAGAAACTACATTAGATGCAATATCATTTGCAATATTTGATTTTGTTGGAATATGTGTAGGACTAGCAGGAGGTGAACTAGCAGCAGGTGGTGGATGGTTTTTTTTCTGGGTTTTATTTCTAGACATTATAAAAAATAACAAGTATATATTTATATCTTTTTATTTTATAATACAATAAAAATACTATATACTATTTTAAATGATGGAAATAGTATATATTTACAAGATAAAGTCATTATGAATAAAATTTAAATCAATTAATTCTTTTAAAGCATTATTATGTAATTGCTTAGATAATACTTTTGAATAATTAGTTATAAATAAATCATCTTTAATATAATTAAATATTCTCTCATCGAATAATTGTTTTGCTCGTTGAACTGATTCAAAATACTCATAGTTAGAAACCATCATTCCATAAATAACACAACGATCAAAATCATATGCAGATAATAAATCGGCTTCTCTCACAATATGATAAGACAATTGATATTCTTTCAAATCAGGATAACCATTTTTTTTCACAGTTGAATAAGACATTGTCGAAATAATATCCGTAATAGCAGCTATTTTTTCCTCACATAAATATGGTTTCATATATTCTTTAATATCTAAAATACCTTGCTTTTCATCCATATATTTTTTATCACACATATCATGTAATATTGCTGAAACACAAATAATATCTTTTTGATTTTTTAAATAATCATTCACTTGCACTTCTGAATTATATATTTTATTTGCCATATTAAATACTTCCATACTATGTTTTAAAGAATGTGATTCATCAATATTATGAATTTTACTAATTTGTATTACTAATTTAAATGCTTGATTGATAATTGTCGCTAAATGAGTCATTTTCATTTAAAAAGTGAAGATATTTTAATAAATACCATTTATTTTAAGCTAATTTCAATTTAAAATAAAAAGAATAATATATTAAATGTTTATATATCGGTTATTTCTTCTTTTATTGACATTACACCCCAAAAACTTAATATCGAATAGTTTAACATCAGATTTTGAATGGGAACAATTTATGTTTTTCAAAAAAAAATATAATAAAACATATCCAACTTTTTTTGAATTAGAAAATAAATTCAAGATTTTCAGTTTAAATTTGAATACATTATTGAATTTTCATTTGTATAATGATGAATATCCTATTTTTCTACATAAAGATTCTGATGCCTACCATGATTCTCTCGTAACACATCATTTAATTATCTAATAAGAGAGACTTTTTCTTGATTTCTTTTTTACAATTTTCCTTGTTTTCCTTGTTTTCCTTTTTCTTCTACCACCCATATTATTTAAATATAATTGATGTTGATCTTTTATATCATTGTCTTGACTTGAAAAGTATTTATTATGAATATTTTGGCCTTTTTTAATATAAGGTAACGATGTTTTAATGTAATGTATTTCTTTCTTATATTGAGGTTTGGCAGTTTCAATTAAATTTAATTTAGCATTATCACTTAACCAAGTATTCTCAATGAGTTTTCTACCTATAAAACCAGTTTGATTATTATATTCTTTTTGCATATAATCATTATGTTTTACTAAACTTGGAATTTCTTTTAAATAATAGGTATTTTTATCATCGTCTTTATATAGATTCATTTATAGATTATAAAGAAAATATAAAGGATAAATTATATACTTTTATAATGAAACTGGAATATACGCATAATTTAAAAATAATATTAGTAGATGAAAATAATTAGTATTTAAACTGTAAAAGGTGCAAATAATTATAAAATAAAGTGGTTAATTTTTTGTATCCAAACTTCTAATTCTTTTGTATTTTCAAATAAATCTACATTTCCATCTAATACTAATTGGTTTTTACAAATACTTTCTTTACACAGATTATCCAACATATCTTCATGATAGGTATTACACGATTCTAAATAATCTAAAGGTATTGTTGACTCACCATCTCTTGAACGTTTTTTAATTCTCTCATTACATATTTTTGGTAACGTTTTTATATAAATAATTTTATCTACTTTAAATTCGGATGAAAAGGTATCAAACCAATTTAAATAAACTTTATAATTAATAGGTTCTATTTTTTTATTATCATACAACATTTTGGCGAAAACCATCTTGTCAGTGTATAAACTACGCTCACTAATAATAATAAAATGATTTTTTTTTCCTGGATAATTTAATAATCGATTTTTTATTTCATTTATTATATTTCGAAATTCTTTTATTCTAGAAACATAAGCCATCATTTGAAACGGAAAGGAATATTTTTCTTGATTTTCATAAAATTTTTCCAACATTGTTGTTCCATTTTCATCTTTTACTTTTTCCCATTCATCTACAGGTTCTTTTACAAACAAAATATTCGGATTATTTTTATAAATTTCTCTCAATTTCTCTAATAAAGTTGATTTCCCGGAAGCAATATTGCCCTCCAAAGATACAACGGATATAGAGAAGGTGTTATTGTTGTTGATGAATACGTTTCCCATTTTTAATGAATATATAGAGAGAAGATATTTGTTATTCAATGTCTATTATTTTATAACAAATTCAATTTTTTTATTTATTCGTTGGCAAATCGATTCACTCTTCCTTTCTTATATTTTGTTTGTCTTGCTTTTTTAATTTGTTTTTTAGTTAATTCATTATAAGTAATGGGAGTTTTATTGGTAATCCGTTTACTAGGACGATAAACATCATTTTTAAATTGATAACCTACTTTTCCACGCGAATTAACCCATTTTTCTTGAAACCATCTAGTAAGCCCACTCTTTTTTGTTTTATTACCTGTATAAGGTTGCTTTTTACTACCATATTTTTTTAAAAAACGTTGTTTATATGTTTTTACCAAAATGCCACTTCTATACGCACTTGGTTTTGGTATTTTGGTATTTATCTCTCTTTTAATTTTATCATATAATAATAAATCTTTTGGAACAGGTGGTGCTTCGCTCATTTATACTATAAACATTGATTTTTATATTTCATCTAGTTATTTTTCGGATTTTTTATATTTAAAAAAATTGATTATAAAAATATACTTAAATATAAAACAACAATTAAGTATATTTTAACAACTAAAATGGATCTAAATCAACGCAAACTAAACAAATCAGAATGGAATTCTATTGAAATACCTGTTTCAGAAGAAGAAATAAGTATTTTAAATCTTATAATGTCTGGATTGACAAATGTCAATATAAAGATTAACCATCATCAATCTCTTTTTACCTTTTTAAAGATTGAATATAATGTGAAAATGGAGGATTATATTTATAATAAATATTTTAAAGAATTAATTAATGAAATGTTACATAAATACCAGGTAAATTATATTCATATAACTATTCATGCAGATGTTCAAATTAAAAGCGCGGACAAAATCCGACTTGAGAAAAATAACGAGAAAACGATAAAAACACAAGAAATTTATGAATTTGTTTTGATGAAACATTTGGAACAGATTTATAAAGCTTCTACTGAAATAAATAGTATGGTATCTAAAAAAGAAAAAGATTCAGAATGGGTAAAAGAATTAGATAAAGAATGGATGAAACAAAATAAAGTATTGAATTTTCATTATTTTACACTATATAAATTAATTAAAAATAATATTGTCAAGATCAATAGACATGTTGTTGAAATAGTCAATAAAACATTAGATCATTATACCAAAGAAGAGTATAAAAATGTAATTAAAATAGATACTATTATTGAAAATGCCATTGATTTTATTGAGAAAAACGAGAATTTATTAAAATATGGCGACATGACTTTGTATGAACATCAAAAAGAAATATTTACTATTTGTCGTAATATTCATACACCTAAATTAATTTTATATATGGCTCCAACAGGAACTGGTAAAACATTAACTCCTATCTCTCTTTCACAAACCAAAAAGATTGTATTTGTTTGTGCAGCAAGACATGTTGGATTAGCTTTAGCTAGAGCTGCGATTTCTGTTCATAAAAAAATAGCATTTGCGTTTGGATGTAGTAGTGCGGATGATATTCGTTTACATTATTTTGCTGCAAAAGTGTATACCAAAAATAAAAGAACAGGAGGAATAGGAAAAGTAGATAATAGTGTAGGGGATGATGTAGAGATAATTATTTGTGATATTAAATCTTATTTACCTGCAATGTATTATATGTTGGCTTTTAATAGTGTAGAAAATCTACTTGTTTATTGGGATGAACCAACAATTACATTGGACTATGAATCGCACGATTTTCATGAGATAATTAAAAGAAACTGGAAAGAAAATCTAATTCAAGATATGGTGCTTTCCTCCGCTACTTTACCAAAACAACATGAATTAACTCAAACCATTAGTGATTTTAAAAATAAATTTCGATCTGCTCAAATATTTAATATTGTAAGTAATGATTGTAAAAAATCAATACCAATTATTAATAAAAGTGGTTATGTTGTATTGCCGCATATTTTAAGTGATGATTATAATGAAGTATTAAAAATAGCCAATCATTGTGAAAATTATTTGACATTATTGAGATATTTGGATTTACAAGAAGTATCAGAGTTTATTATTTATGTAAATAAAAATAATTATGTAAATAGTAAGTTTAAAATAGAGAGAAATTTTGAATGTATTGATGATATAACCATGACGAATATAAAAGTATATTATATTCGTTTATTGCAAAATATAGTTCCAGAATCATGGTCCATTATTTATCATTATTTTAAAGTTATTCGTAAACCAAGAATTAAATCGAATGATGCCGTTGATCCAAAAGGAAACAAAATATCTAAAATAAAAAGTATTGGTCCTGGAATTATACCAAGCAACCCATCATCTTCATCTTTAAATGTAAATGCTGGTAAGCAGTTGACGAGATTGGCTAGTGAACAACCATTGAGTATAACAAAACCTATTGTTACAGAAGATAATCCTAATGCTGGGATTTATGTTACGACGAAAGATGCTTATACCTTAACAGATGGTCCAACCATCTTTATTTCACAAGATGTGGAAAAGATTGCCAAATTCTGTATTCAACAAGCGAATATTCCTGGCAAAGTAATGGAAGATTTAATG